AACTTTTTCTTGGTCTTGACTTTTTAAGCTTTTGTCCTGTTTTTTTTGCAGCCTGTTTAGCTTTCTGCATTCCTTTTTTAGTATAAGGGTACTTGACGTTACCTACTTTTGGCATAGATCACCTCCTAGTGGTTTAGTTATCTCTTTGGTCTTCTAGCAGTTTTAGCTGCTTGTCTAAAGTTTTTAGCGGTTGGTGCTCCCTTTGTTCCGGGTTTTCGCATCTTTTCACCACTACCTGCTTTAATTCTAGCTCGTTTTCTTCTTATGTTTTCGTAGAGTCCACGTTTTGCCATTACCATTTCACCTTATTTGCCCAATATGCTGCTGAACATTTACCTTTCGCTATATTCTTAGCATGTCTAGCCTTAAAAGACTTACGTCTAGCTTTGTCTTTTGCAGACTTAGGATTCTTACCTGCACCACTAACACCTTGTTGACCAAAGCGTATAGTTTTAATACTACCGTCCTCACACTTAGCAACAACTACATGAGACTTAGTAGGATGACTAGGCGTTCTTTTTGGCTTGTTGAACCCGCTTACTCCTGCTCTTGCTAGTCTTGGGTCCTTCTTCTTTGCCATTAGACAACTCCTTGATCTGGCGTTCCAACGCTTCTAAGCGGTCCCATTGGGGCTTGAGGCGGCGGTCTATTTGGTTCAGGAGTGTTTCTAGTTCGTTGTTGGTTAGCATTTTCTTTGCCTTTTATTTCTCTTTCTTTAAGGAGAGTGTTAGCAACTTTAAACCGTCGCTCAAACTCTTTATCTTCCGCATCACCGTCTTTTAAATTACGTGTGATAGCGTTTATAAGATCAATATTGACTTCTTCTGGAATAGAACCTGCTTCTACACCTAGTTTCAATGCTCTAGCCTTAGACTCCTCTGCTTGTGCATTTAGGGCTGCTGTTTGTGACTGCTGGAACGCAAGTTGAGTTTGCTGTGCAGCCATAGCAGCTTGTTGTGCTTGAGGATCAGGCTGTGCAGCTTGTTGCATAGAGGCCAGTAGTTCTTCACGGTTAGACAAATTCATGTTGTCAATGATTGACTGTACCAATGTTGTGTACAGTGGTGAGTCTTGTTTCATTGTCTGTAGAAGTTGTACAAGCTGTGTGACTTCGTATTCCCTAGCAATGATACCCAGAGTGCTACTGGCGTTAAACTTGTAGTCAGCAACAGGGTAGCTTTCGGGGTCAAACTGCATATAACGATAAGCAGCTTTCTTTACAAAAGGTATTAGGAACGACTGTTGGAAGTTAATCAGGGTGCGTTTATGACGTTTAATGATAGCACCAAGAGACATAGAAATACCAGCGGCAGTTGCTTCACCATTGACAGAACCAGCAATTCCCGCTGAGTCCACGGCTCCTGTAGCCTGTTGCACCATCTGTTGCAAGGCTGATGCTTGGGCAAAAGTAATTTGATTAACTTGTCCAAAATTAAACGGCTGTAAAACTTCACGAGGATCACCACTGGTCAGTATCATTTTACCGGGACGTACTTCTGGTTTAGCACCTCTGGGTAGTCTGGTTGCGTCAATAGCCAACATGGGATGTATGGTGAGACTAAGGGCGTCTATTCTTGCCCTGAGTTCTGTGTCAAGAGCTTTCTGTGAGTTGTAACCTTTTTCACAAACACCACGACCCCAGAACCTACCCGGCACTACGTCCCACGGGAATGCTACTATTGGTCTGTCCTGCATCATGTATGGGTTAGCTTCTGCTTTTAGAAGTACACCGCCGTTAGCAATAACAACAATGGCTTCAACGTACCTAGATTCTTTTTCTTCTTCAGAAAGAACTATTTCTTCGACATCATCTTCATCTACATTTTCTAAAAGTTCTCTAGGTACAAGTCCGTAGTATTTAGTAAGCCGTACTTTGTCGTCATGGTAGATAGTAAGGTCTTGGTCTGGCTCTAAGTCTGTATCAGGTGCTGCCGATCCAACATGAACGTCACGGTAAACACCCTGTTCCTGCAAAAGTTCTACTTGATGTAGACTAACAAACTCATCTACTGCTACACCCATAGCGTCTTCAACGGACGTTGCTACAGGGTCAATTAGAAAGTTTTGCGGCATTACAGGCTTAAGTTTTACTTTTACTTTGTCTTCTACAGTCACACCTACAGCTTGTAAATCACCACCCATGACAGGTTGTGTTGCAGGGGCCATCTCTTTCATTTCTTCTATAACAATCTCACCAACGCCTGTACCAAACACAGCAGCGTTAATTAGACACTCAGCTACTGACTTACGAACTTTACAGTCCTCAAAGTCTTCCGTTAGTTTGTTACGGAGGAACATAACGTCCTGACGGTCTGTGTCACCTAGATTGTCGGAGACATCAAACCACTTACCACGTCCAAAGGTAGCTTCCTCTAGTTCTGCTACATTAGACTCCACAGCCTGTTGTAACGCAGGGGAAATAATACGAGAGCGTTCAGAAGCTCTGTCGCTGTCAGCAGGGTCCCATATACCACGCCAGAGTCTGTAGTATTCGTCAAAGCGGTAAGAGTAGTTAGACTCGTAGTGGTCACGCCAATCTTCGCATTTGGTGATAACCCAGTCCTCAATAGTCTGCTCTACCAGCAACGGGTCTACTTCGTATAGATCACTCATATTTTAATATCCTGCTACCACGTCTAGTATTTCGTGGTTGTCAATTTCGTAGTCGTAGTCATAAGCGACATTTGCAAGCTGGTCTATGTAAGCCAAAGCGTCCACAAGGTCGTCATGGGTTAATGGGTCAGGAAACTGAAACAACTGGTCCAAGAACCTAGCGTTCCACTCTCCTTTGTTTAAAGTAACGTAACCGTTTTCAAAGCGTCCCTGTAACGCCCACATTACCCTGTCAGTCTTTTTCTTGTTACCGTGGGTTAGTTCCTCAACTCTGAAGAACGTCCCGTACCGCTTCTGTAAGTCTGTCAACGGAGACATTACGGCTTGTTTAGCAATGCCTCTTTCGATACCCACACTAACGGGCTTGTAGTCTCTGACTGCCTGAAATATTTTGGCGGCTGTCTCATCAAGGCTCCATCGCCCATAAATAATATTATCAACGTACCAACCGTTAGGGCTGACTTTGGTGACGGCAATCGCCGTTTCGTCCAACTTAGTATTTTTAGTTCTTTTCTTGTTAACTTCTTCAAAACCTGCCAAGTCAACAGCAATGTAGTAATCACCCTCCTCTTGTGAGTCTTCGGAAAACTTAACCCATTCTTCTTTAAACATCTCAGAGCCACGAGCTTCAAAAGACGCCATGAACTCCTGACGAAATGCGTAGCTGGACATAGACTTCTTAGCTATGTTTATTTCATCAGGGTCTAAGATAGGGTTGTCGTAGGACGTATAGTGCCACGTCTTGTAAGTCTTGTCAGACCCTAACTCACCGTACTTGTACAGTTCGTAGAAGTGGTTACGACCCATAGGCGTACCTATGAACATCGCACAACCCTTCTGGTCAGTTAGGGCTGGCCTGAGTATCTGCTCAAAGACGTCAGGCTTCATGTCAGCGTATTCGTCCAACACTAGGAACTTCAAGCTGACACCACGCATCGTCTCTGGTCTGTCTGCACCCTTGAGACTGATTGTGGCTCCGTTAATCAGCTTGATCTGCAAGTTGTTGATGTGGCTTCCGGAAATAACAGGATGCCCTAGTTCCAACAACGTCTGCCACATAATGTCTCTGGCTTGCCCCTGTGTTGGCGCTACGTAGAACACATGGCCTTTGTCGGCCTGTAGAGCGTTCACAATCAGCATCCAAGCAGCCAAACGTGACTTACCTGTACGTCTACCAGCAGCTACTATCTTAAATCTAGCAGTGTCTTCCCAGACTTCCTGTTGCCACGGTAGTAGCTGTATGTTTAGTTCTGTACTTGACACTCAGTAGGCTCAACCTGCGGTTTAGACAATTCTTTTAGGTCTTCTTCTGGTTCTTTTTCCTCTTCTAACTCCAGAGTCGGATCGCCGTCCCAGTTGAGGTCCATTTGGATTGCTATTGTTTTTTTGTAGTCTCGTGATTGGTTGGACACGGGTAATCCTCACATTAGTACAACCACATAACAGCAGGTGTTCCTCTAGTGTCTACGTGTACAAATGTCTTGTCCACGCCAATACCAGTGAATCCTAGTTTCATAGCCTCTTTAACAATACAGTGTCTTTCGGCAGCAGTGGTAATTCTTATGTCTGCTGCTATACCCTGTGCATGAGTACCGGGCACAGCTTTTGCTGCCTCAATAGGATGATTAGTGGGATGTCTAAAGCCGCTTGTAACAACAAAAGCAAAGTTACAGGCAAGACGCAAAGCGTCAAGCTTCTCTAGGAACTCAGGTTCCATACGATTCTCACCTGTTTCTTGGCAGTCAAACTCTGACAATTGGAAAAACCTAAGCTTCTTCATTAACGATTTCTCCTTCTATGACTTCATCGTTGTTCATGTCAACAGAGCCGACACCAGTAATATTGATTTGTATAGCGTTACGACCACCGTCCTTCACTACTTCCTTCTCAAAAGCACCTACGGGCAGCATACGGTCCATAATTAGCTTCCAAGCAGCCGCTTGATTCTTATGATCGTGGTCCAGAGCGGCATCAAAGATGGTTTCCAAGACTTTTCTGGACTTTGGGGAGGCAAGCATACGAGATTTATACTCATTAATGATTGCCGCATCGCCTTTAGGTCTACCAACTTGTCCTCTGGAGCCTCTTTTTTTAGAATCAACTACTTGTTTTCTAGGTCTACCCCGTTTTCTAGGGATAGACACACTTTCTTCAGACAACAGCATTGCCTCCATATTTAATTAGGAGATACTTTACAGTGCTTTAGAGTAATTATCTATTGGTTTATTCTTTAATAACCCCTCTAAAGAATTACTCTAGACTTACGCTTCATATTATAGCACATAAGTTGACAAAAGTCAAGAACTTTAGTGCACTTTTGTCTTCCTACGTCTACTTTATCCCGTCCTTTTATTCCTTTTAGTAATATAAAACATTAATTAAAGAAAACAAAGACTTATTGAGTGTTATTTTTAATTAATTTTATTGACTTTTGCTCTTTTTTGTATCTAAGGGGGAACCGTATACTTTTACGCGACCCCACCGGCCCCCCGGTCTGTTTTTTGCGGTCCTATCGGAACTATGGGACGCTACTTGACGAGTATC